GTATGGTAATGTCATTTTGATATACAATAAAACTTTCCCCAAACGAACCAACTAGGGTCCGGCCTGGTCTATACAGATTGTAATATGAAAATATACAATGAGCGAACCCTCAAAAACCTTTACAAAATTGTACCACCTATGATATAATAAAGTCATCAAAGGCAAGGGCCCGCTTTTGAACCAAACAAAACTAATCTAAAACAAAGGAGAACCAGTATGGAAACAAACGCATTGATTGCAAACGCAACAACTCATGAAAGCAAAGTAAACCTTTTTCGCGCACTGACTAACGCAAGTCCGTTCAGTGAAGCAGTTAACAAAACTTTATCTGTGGTACAGATCATCGACCAGCCCGCGGTCAACGATCAGGGCGAGCCGGTCAACCGTTATTTCTTCTTGTGTGAAGATGGATCTGCATATATGTCTATGGCCTTAGGCGTGGATAGTTGCGTCAAAGCAGTGCGATCTATTTGGGGATCGGATTTTGTAGAACCCTTGCAGATCGTTCCTTGTCAGGTCAAGACGAAAAACGGGCACACATATAAATTTACTGTACTGTAAATTTATTAAAATCAAAAATTATAGCCCGGTAAATCCGGGCTATAATTATTTATTGGTGAAAGATTATGAAGAAATTTATCCACACTAAACAGCGTAAAGCAAAACTTGCCACAGTCATTCGCGGGTATAATTATAATATGCGCCGGGCCGCAGCATTGAAATCACATGGTAAATATCAGGGAATTGTACTTCCAAAGCGATTGAATGTTGACAAGGAATTTGCAAAAATAACAACATTAGAAGAATACAATGAATTGATAAATCGACTAAGAGAAACCGCCCGGGCAACTCGCGAAGAAAAAATAATACAATTAGGTAAATATAAAACCATTGAAACCCAAACAACGCGAATAATTAAAAAACAGCAAGAAAGAAGTATTCAGGGGTTCATTAGAAATGAAACGCCTGCAAAAACGGAATTTAAATCTGCGAAAGCCTTAAAAGAATTCATGTATAAATATCAAAAAGAAACATTTGAATCATTCAATGAAGCGAGGGCTGAGGTATTCAAAGATAATGTTGTGATTGCTTTAACAGCACTTGATTTTATGGATTTAGTGCATGAATGGCAACAGCTATCACTTATTCAGGTGGATTCAGTGAACCGGGCTTGGCCTGAAGCGGTAGAAGTGATGTGGGCGGCCTATGAATCTAAAGATGAAAGCAAATACCAAGAAGCGTATGACAGAATGCGAACGGCAATCAATGGTGTAAAAGGGATTGTAAAATATTCAAAAGGAAAAGTAGTAAAATGAATGAATATATTTCCGATTTTGAAACACAAAAAGACCCGGAAACTGGGGCCATGTCTGTATGGGCGTGGTCTATTGTTGATGTTAACGATCTTTCTAATATTCAATACGGAAATAATATTGAAACTTGGCTTTTAGCGATTCAAGGACTTCCGAATGGGTCCTTGATAGGTTTCCATAACTTAAAATTTGACGGTAGTTACATTTTAAGTTATTTACTGGGTGTTGCAAAATGGGAATATAATGACGATCCAAAAGCAAGAAAAGCAAAAACTATTGAATGCTTAATCAGTTCGATAGGCGTACATTACAATTACCGAATAAATTTTACAAAGAGAAAATATATCAAAATTTATGACACCCTAAAAATATTCAATATGAGTGTTTCGCAGATCGCTAAATCGTTCGGAATCAAAGAGCAAAAAGGCTCAATAGACTATGCAACCTTTCGCGGATATAACTATACTATGACCCCGGAAGAAGTTGAATATATTACCAATGATGTAATAATTGTAGCCAAAGCAATTAAGCAATTTCGGAATGAGGGACATGAACGAAATACCATAGCTTCAAACGCCATGCGCTACTATAAGAAAAATAGTTACTATTCAAACTATGAATTTTTAACATATTTCCCGCACCTTGATGATGATTTGTACCATTTGTTAAAACGCGCCTATAAGGGCGGCTATTGCTATGTCAATCCTAAATTCAAAGGAAAGCCGGTAGGCCATGGGCGGGTATATGATGTCAACAGCTTGTACCCATCTGTAATGAGCGACCCGAGCAATAAATATCCAATTGGCACCCCAGTTTTCTTTGAGGGTAAATATAAAGAAGATTCAATATATCCATTATATATACAGTTTATAACAGCGCAGTTTGAATTGAAAAAAGGAAAAATACCAACGATTCAAATTAAAAATGATAAACGCTTCAACCCTCGAGAGTATGTAATAACAACCGGTTGTTTAATGGTGAATTTGTATTTAACAAATATTGATTTAGAAATGTTCTACGAGTGCTACAATATAAAAGAAATTCAATATATAGGCGGTTATAAATTTATAGGCCGATCCGGAATTTTTATTGATTATGTCAATCACTTTAAAGAAATGAAAATGCAGGCAACCATTGAAAAGAACGCAGGAAAAAGGAGCATTGCAAAATTGTTTCTAAATTCCTTATATGGAAAATTCGGTGCCAGCAATGACAAATTTGTTAAACGGCCATATATAAATGATAAAGGAATTCTTGCCTATCAAACAGTTGAAACGCCGCGACCTGCAAAAACAGTATATGTTCCTGTTGCCGCATTTGTGACAGCCTACGCCCGGCGCTTCATTCAAACTCTTTTCATAAAGAATGTAGATAGGTGTTGCTATTGCGACACAGATAGTTTACATTTGATTGGTGATGATCCGCCGGAGGGTGTCAAAATCAGTGACACAGAATTTAATTGCATGGCGCATGAGTCCAGTTTTGCAAGGGCGAAATTTTTGGGTGCAAAACTGTATATTGAAGAAGATGAGCAAGGCAACCTTGATGTAAAGGCCGCAGGCTTGGGGCAAAATGAAGTAGTAAAAAATCAAATCACATTTGACAACTTCAACACGGAGCAAGAATATTTTGGAATACTGAAAAGTAAAACAGTGCAAGGCGGTGTAGAATTAAGCGAATCCACATTCAAGATACGAGAGCGCGGTGCACGATTTTAATAATCAGTGTCGATTATTTCAGTGAATTTACCCAAATTTATTTACAGATTTGGGCATTTGTGATATAATTAAGGCAAGAAATGAGGAAAGAAAAACTTAATTAAAAGGAGTAAATGATGCAAAACAATATTCAAAAAAGATGGGATCGTCACTATGGATACGCAACAGCCTATTGGGTTGATCTTGAAAAACCGATCATTGTTTTTGATTCCGGTTTGAATGAGGTTGCAAGGTATGATGAATTACCGGCAGACTATCAAAATTTAGTTGATATGGCTATTGATGAATTTGAGGAGGGTTATAATAATGTGATCCGTTTGGGTTGTAAATTCTATGAACGGTTCAATTATCAACGCTTTTCCATTCTGCGGGAAATTGAATCTTTTGACGAAACAATCTATAATATTAATGAGGTGTGATATGCTATTAAGAATATTGCTTTGTTGTGTGTGTGGGTTGCATATTCTGTGTTATTCTGTGTTTTGTGGCCCGATTTAACAAAGCGTGACATGCTATTTAGAATTTATAATTGTGTAATTGGGCTTGTATATTCTATTTTATTTTGTAGCTTATTATGTCCTAAATCTTAAAAGGCAGGTGTAAAAAGTGATTCGATTTTTAATTAAACAACAATTTGCTTGGGCCGAAAAATGCTTTGACATGAAGGGAGAAATAAAAAAGCCATTTGAGAGGTTTTTTGCTTCATTTATTAATCAGGTATTAAAAAACCAAAAAGAAATAACGCTAACAGCACCAAACACCTTGACCGGTGTTCGAGGTCTTATTTATTTCTGCAACGCTTTGGATTTGATACGCTATCTAATTGAAGTGCATGAAGAAAATAATTTTGTTGCGTTGACATTCAAAATGAACGCAAATGCCAAGTCAATGCACGCGGCAAGAAATGTAATAGCGAGGTACGAAAAATGAATTTATATTTTTTATTTGGTGCACTGTGTCCAAAAGTTGGGCTCCTTATTATGAATGTAATATAAAATGGATTGAAGAAGAATGCTCAGGTGAATCAGGTGTGGGGTATCTCACATTGATTATTTGAAGTATTATTTACTTCAATATCGAAAATTATTCAAAAGTTACTTAAAGGCGAGGTATGAAAATATGAAATGTATGAATTGTGTACATTACAAAATATGCAAGAGTTTGAATAACACAGGAATATATGCTAAATTCCCTGAGGTTGATGATTGTTCTCTGTTTAAGCCAAACCCTGAACACGAAGTAAAAGAAGGCGAGAAAAAAATGCAATCAGCAGTATCAACCGCTTTACAAGCAATCCTTGCAGATAGAGGGTACAAGGTGCTTGAATTAAAAACATTTTCCGGCGCCACATTTGTTGGCACAAACATTCAAATAAAATACAATGAATTTCTTTTAACAAAGTGTGTCTATTGCAATGACGAATTGTTTTCAACAATTCAAAACATATCGGAAGTGCGAATCTTATTTTTTAGTTAAAATAAAAGAACCCGGGGATTGCTCCCCGGGTCTTTTTTATTTGTACCGCTTGCAGGCAATATTATAATCGTATATGCAAATCCACCCGGAGGGGATCCGCGCCCAAATATTTTTATTACCCTTGTAAACCAATTCAAGAATTGTACATTTTGTGCCGCGTTTCAGGTAGGCAATGTTATGTTTGTCGTCACGATTCAAACAATGTTTTCTGCCGTCGGAAGTCAAATCCTTAATCTTTTTCCGGCCAGTGTTTGCGCCTGCACCTTTGTAAACCCCGCGCACGTATGTCAATGTGATTGTCGATCCGATTTTAGGGTGTGGATATTCAAAAATAGCACCGCGCATTTTAGGCCGAAGCACACCCAGCACCCCATTGTATGTGTGTTTCACTTTTTTGCACTTTGAACCGCGCGGCCAGTTTTGGTCGAACGATTCAAACCACTTTGTATTTCCGTTTCCGGTAGCTATGGCAATATGCCCATAAGGGCCGATTTTTGCGCCCCATACAACAATATCACCCTTTAATGGAACGAAAGTAGGATTGTTTTGGATTTTTTCAAACTTTTCAACAAGCGGTTTTCTTTTTTCAAAGTTTGTATAATAGTCAACCGCATTTCCCCATGCTCCGGGTTTAATGCCAAAACAGGAATTCAAATAAACCTTAGCCAAATCCACGCACTGGGTACCGGAGACATGATCATAGTCAATTAGTTTACCTTTGCATGAATTGTAAAACTGATCGAATGTCATTCTGTGTACCCCTTTTCCTTTGTTTCATTCTTAACAATATCCCCGGCAATGGCCGCAGAAGTGAAACTATTATTCTTCCACCATGCCCAAATTGTGGAAAACACTGTTAAAAGTGTGGAAAAAAACAAATACACTTCATCATCGGAAAAAGGAAGCGGATTTTTGCCGATCATCGTTAAAACTGAATTTACAAGCGCAACAAAAGTTACGATTGTGCGAATAATGGTATCTTTTGAAACATTTTTCATTTTATTTTTTCCTCCAAATCTTGTATTCTGTGATCTGCTACCTGCTGGCGCAGTTCTTGAAGTGCAACACGTTGTTGCAAATTGTTGTACTGTTCTTGTTTCTTTTCAAGTTGTTTAATTCTGTACAAAGTTTTTGAGTTTGCAAGCCACGCGGTGAGTGAAGTGCCCACCAGCGTGACCGCAGATGACAGAATTATAGTTAACTGTTCAACTGTAATTCTAATCACCCCTCGAACACAATACCGTCAATAACAAGGCCGTTTGCGTCAGATACAGTGAAAACCCTGCTACCGTCAAACGCAACCTTGATTGTGTTTGAACCCTCAGTGACCAGCATTGTAAAGGCTGAACCGCTTTTGAAGCCGTAGAAATATTGGATCCGTTCTACTCCGGAAGCGCTTGAATGATAGCGCACACCTATTCGGCTGGAATGCTGAACGATATTTGAAACCATTTCAGTTGACCAAATTTGCACCCCGCCATCGGATCGGGTGTCAATCGTTCCGGTTGTCCGATTCTGCGCGTCACAAATCTTTCTTTGACAAATAAGGGCGTTATCCGATTCAATGTTTACTCCAATGTTGTGCTTTTCGTAACCGTAAAGCTGGGACCCGCGTTGCAATCGAATGCAGGGAGTTGTTGGCCATTCTTTCAATTTGCCGGAACCGCCGCCGGATAGAACCAGGGTTGTGTTAAGCATATTGTAGGCTGTTTTCTTGGAGGAATAAATCAAGTCAACATCATTGCAAATTAGCTTATTCACATTCACCGCGCGGATTGTATGAGGCAGGTTTGCGACATTGGTGTTTGAATTTGCAATCTCCAAATTATCCAAAGTTACAGAATTGCAGTTGTGCATAACGAGCCCTTGAAGGCGCGGCCTTGTAGTCGGTGGATCCGTTGAATCATAACGCCCAGTTATATACACATTTCCACCATTTGCAATATTAAACCACCGGTAAGATTGCGATCCTGCTTTAACATGAATCTCTAATTCTTGATGGCAAATCGGGCAGGCAAGTAAATCCATAGCCTGAAAAATTTGAATAAAGGGGTTGTCTTTCGTACCGTTAGGTGATCGGGTCAAGTGATATGTTCCGTCATTACCGACAGAATTGTTAACATAAACAATATTGTTAAAGCTGGAATACCCCACGCCCTGCCCCTGCGTGGTAGTCTGTTTAATAGAGGACGGTGTACCCTGTAACAGTGATCCGCGCCAAATAGAAATCATTGAATCCGTGGGGTTTACCGCAGTAATGCCCTGCGAGTTGGCATAAACATAAAATTTATCGTTTACAGTTAAATCCTCAAATTCACCCGACCAAAAACGCTGATTGTCCAAATACTGCGGTATTGTAAACTGGCGAATGTAAACGCCCGCCTTATCGTAAATGCGAATGGTGTTCGGTGAATAAGTGAGCATTACAAAGGCGGTTGCGTTGGCCTTAATTGTCTGCATGATATAATCAAATCCGGGGTTAGAAAGCGCCACCATATTTGAAGCTGTGTTTGTAGCTGGATCCCATTCATATACATTCAGCCCTTGGGAAATGTACATTTGATCGTTTGTTGCGTCATAAGCAACGGAAGAAACAGCGCTTTCATTGTACCCAGCGGGCGCTGAATACTTTTGAATCGTTGCAAGTGTGGTAGGATTCAATTCAAAAATCGTCTTAGAGGGAGAGCCGTTCAATTCACTTGTGGCAATAAAAAGACTATTTCTTTTTGAATTATAAACAATGGAATTGGCGTGCCCCAGCCCCTCAATATCTCGCCGTGTCACCTGTGCGCCATTTGAATAGTTAAACACAACAACTGCCGCCGTTGTGGGGTGCAACTCCAAGGTATGGCCCCGGGGCACAAAAGCGCAGGCATAATAATTGTTGCCGCCAATGGTATAGCGCGCCCCGCCTTGATTCACCGGGTAGCGGGCTGTTTCCTGTTCAGCATTGGCAAGGTTTTCACCACGATATGTCCAACCCAACAGCCACCGCTCAAAATCAATATATGTTGAATGCGGTTGATTTTTGAATGTTACAAAATCCTTTTTCAGTTGGGCAATTTCCTTTCGGAATTCGTCAAAATAGGGGGCGCATATCACGGCAAGAATTTCTTTCAAGGTGCCGTCATCATACCATTTCTGCAACTGCTCCGTGACTGTTTCCTTGATATGTTTATCAAGGTTTTCCAGCAAATCAATAACATAGTTTATTAATTCATCATAACTGTTCACTTTTTCAATTACTTCATTCATTTTCTTTAGGACACCGTAAAGCAATTCCTCAAAAGACAATGAATCATCGTAGACTTGCGGCAAAATTCGGTTGCAGTAAAACCGCCGAAGCACCGCGATCGGGTCAACATCGGGTTTGGGATAATTCATAAAATTTACCTCCTTAATACCATAGTGGCATAAACAAGCCTTTATATTCGTCAAGCAATTCCGAATAAAGGCCGTTCACTTCATTTTTGAATTGCCGGAATACTTCCCCGGCAGGCATTGTTAAACCTGTAATTGTTTCGACTTGATTTGCTTTTGTTGTGGTGTCATTGGCGGTGGTAGTTGATCCTTTATCCGTTGCTTTGTTGGAAGCCGTATCAAGGTTGGCGCGGTCCGCGTATTCAATGGAGTTGAAATCTTTTGCTTTCATCATATTTCCGGGTAGATCACTTGCCGCCCCGCGCATTGTTGAATTGGAATCGTTTTGATTTGAGAAAGAACCGGTTGAATTGCTTTTGCCGGTGGCGTTTGAATCCGTTTTGCGATTAAACTTTTGATTTGCAACAGCCAAATCTGCGGTCATTTGTGCAAATCCATCAAAGACTTTAGCGTACCCGGGCATTACTTCCATACATTTTGATTGTAGTTTTACTTTCCAAAGATTATAAGTTTCAAAAGCAAACTCGTCTGTTAAATAATGAAAAATAAAAAGCGTTTCAAAATATCTTTTGAAGTCTTCTATTTTCTGTGGGGTTGGGTACGAAAAATCAAAAATTTTCTTTCGTGCAGATTCAACGCGGATATTCAAGGTGTTATTTCTGTTTTCGCATAAATTGTTTACAACAACTTCCAAACTTGTGGTATATCGTGCCATTACTCCACCCCCTGCGGTTCATCGTCCGGATTTGCGTCATCATCAAAGGCGGGTTTATCACTTTCGATTATTTCACTTTGTACCCGCGGTTTTACGGAAATATTCAACCCGAACCGCTCATTGATCTGCTTGCAAGCGTTTTTCCGTTCATATAACATTGTTTCCAAGTTAATTGAAACAAATTGATTATTTGCGTTAACCTCATCTGTAATAAGGCGCTCTGCTTTTTCATTTTGCACATTGTTAACACCAAGAAACGAAAGAAATTCAGCTTTGTAACTTTCAAGTAAGGTATAAAGATCTTTTGCTACCAACGGCGCTCCGGTATTTACACTGCCAAAGCAATCGTTAAAATCATTGTCTTTGTCGATAAAAATATATCCTTGGGATCCGTCATATTTTGAAAATAGATTTGCAAGGGCTAACTTTTGATTTGCAGTGCCTTTTAGAATTACCGGCGTTTTCTGTGCATTTACATTTATATCAATGATTTGTTGGGTTTTTGCGATCTTATCCACAAAATAATTGATGTAAAATAAAGTTGGTGTCCACATCGGATTGTTTTTAATTAAAACAAATTCGTCTGCGTTGTATTCATGATTGAAGTTAATGCCGTAGCCGTTGATTTTGACCGGGTAGCCGTACAAATTCAAAACAGATTGATCTGCCGCGCGTAGTCCTAAAAAACCCCTGTCGCGATCATTACAGAATGCGGCCTTTCCGTCTTGGATCAATGCGAATTCTAAAAAGTCCGCGTCCACCGTGTCCGGCAGGTTTTCCCATTCAAAAACTGTGGCGGCAATGTTCATAAAATAGCATTGATATATTTGATTTAACTGTGTTGCGGTTAAGATTGAATTGAATTGGCCCGCGAATGTTCCATTGGTGGCTGGGCTGTGATAAAGTGCAAAGGGTTTTGTATTTGTAGGATTTTCCATTATTATCCCTCCTTTTAATTGTTATCAAGGGAATAATTCCCAAAATCGGAAATGGAATGCCAAATTGTAACCCCTGCATTGAACATACCGCGAATTGAAGCGGCTTCCGGTGCAGGTGCGTTCACTTTGATATTACAATCAACTGTCTGTAAATAATTCCATTTGCTCCGGGTATCCTTCCAACTGGATATTTTGCCCCACTCGTTAATTGCATAGCCATACAAATCCAAAAAATCATCGATTGGCCCGCATTCATGATATAGCGGTGAACAATCAACCAATCTAAATTTGCAGTTTTCGCTGGATATAGAATTGGTGTCGCTTTGATTGCCTTTTGTTGCAACCTTTGAATCAAACGCGGAAACAACATTTCCGGCTGTGTTTACAAGACCGGCTAAACCTGAAGCAATACCGGCTACATTCCCAGTTGCCGCACCTGTTACAAAACCGGCAACATTTCCAATTGCCCCCGCAACTGCATTCATACGGTTAAGTGATCCTTGAACACCACCGTTTTCGTTATACCCAATTTGCATTTCAAACGAGTAGGGAACATCAAAAACCGATTCGGCAGGTTTTGAATAATTTTTCAGTTTTAACTTAAATCCGTTTGATCCAATCGGTCGCATCTCTGCGGTCATTTTAATTGAATCCCCCTTAATAAATTCAGGTCGCAAAGGTCGGCTAAAACCGTTATAGTTGTAAACAACATAAACACGGCACATAGAAGAAAGCATTTTTTTGTTGCGCGGAGTATATCCACACGCTAAAGTTGATCCAGCTAATTTCGCTTCCGTGCCTAAAGTCATTGTAATGTTTTCCTTGCAATAGTTTATTTCAACGCCATTAACAGTGATGGGTACAATCCAACCAGTGTTTTTTAACTTTGAATAAACCCAATAAGGAACGCAACGAAATCCTATAATATCCTGCCGTCGATCCGTTGTACCTGCGTATGCGTCTATTATTTTTTGAATCACATTATGATCATAAATAAACCCCGCATATTGCCCAGTCATTGAATCCAACTTTCCATAGCCACCATAAACCCAACCGGTTTCACCTGCTCCGGGTGGCCTTGACACGCTCAAAATCGACCAATAAGGAACCCATGAATCACCGCCTGAAAAAATTTCAATTTCCTTTTCATAGTCGGCAGGTGCTCCCACCGGTTCAGGCTGAAGCCATCGGCCAACGGTGTCCTCGCTTTTTTTCACATGAGCGCGGGCTATCAAAGACTTATAATAAGTGATATTGAATTGGTAGGTTTGCCAGTAATCGGTTGTAATATAAATCATTGCAATGTCTTGTGCAATATATTCAACACGATCTATGAAAGCATAATACCATTTTTTATTCCCCTGACGATTTACAAAATCGCGGTTTTGATATCGGCAGTAGTTAAAGGCTTCAAAGCGTGCAAAGTTTCCCTCGATCCTGAACGCTTGATCTTTTTTGATATAGTTAAACTTTGTCGCGCTAACTCCTTTTGCCGCCAAATCATCAAAGGCGGCGACTTGCGCCGCCGCCGTTGGGAAATCAACAATGGCATGGCATTCTTCAGGTTTTCCCCATGGAACTGTAAATAAATCCAGTCGTGTTGTAGGGTGAGTTACTGCCATTGTATTTACTCCTTTATGTTTTACTTGTGGCTCTTATGCTGAAAACATATTTCCCTATAACATTTGCCTTATTATCGTAAATATACAAACAATAAGTGCAAATCATCGGTAGGTTTAAAAAACCAGCAACGCCATGCAAATAGGTTGATTTTACTGTGACCTTGAATTGATCCTTATTTTCACCGATAACCGAAACATCTAAATCATAAAAACCACGGTTGATCCACTCATTGCCACTTATTTGCATAAGCGCCGAATAACCCAGCGGTTCAAAGGTGCCTGTTTCAACATTATCATACGCCACGTCAACAAGTTGTAACAAGCCATTCGCCTGTTCCGTCTTTCCGTATGTTTCGGCGGAAAAAACCGGAACTGTTCTTGTATCGGTTGCTTCTGTTTCAATAGGTGTTTCAATAAAGTTTACCCCATAATCACCGGCGGCAGGGCAATCAAATTCAAGACTTCCGTCATGATTGAATTTTTTATACTCCAACATGACGATTAAACTGTAAAATTTACAACCACCGCAATCGGAGTTGCTACTCCATCGGCAATAATGTTGCAAAGAACGGTTGCCGTGTTGTTGCTGTCGGCAGTTGAATGGCCGGTAAAAGTAATTGTTTTCGCGGTGGGATCAAAGGCGATCGTCACATAATCAGCCAATGTTTCAGCGGTGATTTTATCCTTGGCGGCACTTTCCAGTACCTGCTCAAATTCAAGGCGCATGTTATTCACCTTGTAATCGGCGGGGGTCGTTGCATAATCAACCGTCTGTGTTGCGTCCGCCGCTTTCAGTTCCACAAAATTTTCACCGCTTGGATTATGAAAATCGGTGATTGTCAAATCCTGCAAAGCGTCAGCTTTCGGAACTTCAAACACCATGGCATTAGCAAAGGGGCAAATACCGTAGATCTGCCACACATGGAAGAAATATTGCCAAGTCAGGGAAGAACCGATAAAATCTTCCGCCGCCGTTTGGATATTGTCGTACACCTGAAACAATGCTTCATCGCAGATAACAAAACCAATATCGGACAGCGTTTTTCCGGTGCGCTTTCTGTTTTCCAAATCGTAGTTATCATAGTCGAAAGAATCGACAACAATAAGGTTATTCCGGAAATCAGCTTCGGCCATGTTAAAGGCCATTGCAAGAACTTTAACACCCAGCTTATTGATTAAGTCGGAACGAATAATAATTACAATGCGGTCAGCTTCCGACCAAGTTTCCACCGGGTCGCCGACTGCACCGGGCTGATTAATATAGTTGTTGTAGGCGGTGGAGGGGAATGTCATATTCATGGCAGTTTCGCGAATCGTAGTTACCATATCTTCCGCTTCATCTTTCGTGGTAGGCATTGACATTTTTCGACCAATAACAACATTATTTGCGTATGCGTCAACAATGGCCTGCTTAAACAAATTGAATTCGCGAATCTCATTGCCGGAGAAAACAGAGTTGATTTTTGCAGATACAAAACGGTTAAAACTTTCATAGGAAACAAAAGCGCCCATCAATTCTTCACGGTTGATAGACAGCGGGAACACATCTTGCCGGTTTCTGCTATAATAGGCTACCTTGGTGTCGCCTTTGTACAACTTCAAAATGCCGGAAAGATTTTCGCCGTTGTACCCCATGGGATTGACCGGGTTTTCATAAATCTGCTGAACATCGGTGCCCAACGGATAGGGCCGGCCTTTCTTCAGCCGCGCAAGCCGGTTGGAATAGCGCTTTACTTCCACAGCGGTAAACATAATTCTATCTACAAGGACAGAAATAAATTCATTCGTGTGCGCCTTGTAATTCAAGATCGGGTTAGCAAATTTGCTAATGTCGTCACCCTCGGCAAGAACAGGAACATCGTTCTGCGCCGATTCGCTCATCATAGATCGAACGGCATTCAATGTTTTTTGCGCTTTTGCCGCTTCAGTCATTTTCTTAGAACTCATCGAAAAACTCCTCCTCCTTTAAATCCTCAATTACTTCATCAGGTGTTTTTTCATCGTTGGCGGGCGGGTTGTCCTCGGGTTTGTCAACCTCTAATTTTTCGCCAACTTTCATCATCAAGTTGCCGTTGATCTCACGGATACGGTTGTTGTCCTCAACAAGTTTGGCATTGTCGGAAGTCAGGCGCTCAATCTCGCTTGCATAATCAACAAAGGTGTCGGTGATTGTTGCAAGATCGGGGCCAATCTCGGTTACATCTTCCGCTTTTGCGACACGATCAACAATTTCTTTGATTTGCTCGACAGATAAACTCATTTGTTATTGCTCCTTTCATAATCTATTATATATCATTTTCTCTACTTCACTTTTAATCTGCAAATTCTCAAAAAACAATCGTCCCGCCACTGCAAAGGACTTTATCTTCTTAATCTCGGCTCCTGCGTGCGGTCGGTTGTTTTCTGCTATTTTGTTTACAGTTAATGGATTTGTCTTAGGGTCGCCTGTTTTACAGACGTATAATGCTTGCGAACTGGAAGCAAAGAAAAAATATATTATATTGTTGTTTGTTTTAATGTTGAAAAGTTGAATTGAATCTTTGGGTTTTCGTTCGATTTGTGAATAGTCATCGTTTAGAAATGATTCATTGTTTGCGTAGTCATTGTATTCGGGTAGATATTTTGTCGCTAATTTGTTTTGAGGTGTTGTTGCTTTTGCGAATGCTAATTCATTTGTGGTGGATAGCATTTCTGCATATATTAAATCGTTTTTGAATAATGGGTTATAATGAAATTTTATTCCAAAGGCTAAACAGTAGGGATTTACCATTGATAGAGCGTTGGCAAGCATGAATACTTTTCCATCTTGGCGTGTTCGGAATATTGTTTCTTGCAGATCGGTGAACACTCGTAATTCATTCGGCAAATAACGGCGAAATGAGGATTTGTTATCAATGATGAATTCATCATATACGATTGTTGTTACCGATGAAAAATCATCGGAACCTTTAAGAATGTCGGCGTTTGTCAGGGAGATAAATCGTCCTGCCTGCTTTCCATCTATATAGGCGGTTTTACCCCTAATCGAAAATTTATGATCAGGGTAATTATTTTTATGTTTTGTGAAAAATCCGTCTGTGGCTTCTTTAATTTCTGTTTTATATCGGCGAACCCATACAAATTGTTTTTTACTTTTTAAATACTGTTCGATCACATATTTTTTTAGCTGATATGTTTTGCCTATTCCTCGACCACCAATTAAAATATTTAAATAGCGATTGTAGCTTAGGCATTTTCTTAAGCTGTAATATTTCATACTCGGTCGGCGGAGAAGTCGCACCCCGGATCCACCCGGTGCAGTTCGGCGGCCGACTCCTCGCCGGTGGCACCCACCTTTACTAATGCGTTTTGATTCTCCGCCGCCTTAAAAAGAATAGCTGAAAGGTTTATACACCTTTCATTAATAATAATAGCAGATAAAAATTGTTTTGTCAAGTTTTTTTCGGCAATCACTTTCTGTATATTTTTATATTACAATCTGTATAGACCAGGCCGGACCCTAGTTGGTTCGTTTGGGGAAAGTTTTATTGTATATCAAAATGACATTACCATA